AATGACGATACGGTTAAGGCTGATGATATTGCAGCACTCCCATTAGCAACCGATATAGTAAGCAGTGGCGCAATAACAACCAGTGCCGGAGCTGTGGCTAATGTTGATCTGGTGGATGTCTGCACAAACAATACTGATATGCGCGGAACTGACGGTGCAAATACGACAGCACCAGATAATTCGAGTATAGCCCTGATTCTCGCAGATACAGCCGACATGCAGCCGAAGCTAGGTACACCATCAGGTGCGGACATATCAACAGACATTGCAGCGATTAAAGCTGATACAGCGGCTATATTAATTGATACCAACGATCTACAGGGTGATTGGACAAATGGCGGGCGTTTAGATTTGATTATCGACGCGATCAACACGGCCACAGCAACAGTAACATTAAGCGCAAGCGAGAGAAATGCTATCGCAGACGCTATGCTAGATCGTGATATGTCAACAGGTACTGACTCAGGCAGTACAACTGTTAGAACGGTTAGGCAGTCATTAAGATCAAGCCGTAATAAGGTGACAATCGCAGGCGGTACAATGACTGTTTATAAAGAAAACGACACAACAGCAAGCTGGACGGCGGCTATTACCACGACAGCAGGCGACCCTATTTCAGATATGAATCCGGCAGGCTAATGTTTACCTTATTTGTATTACATCAATGGACAAGCGGATCTGCTCCTGTCGTGGTTGTGCCAGATAGTGAAGGACTCGAATATCGGCATAGAGCCAATAAATTGCACTACCGACATGATAAGAATAAACTACACTACAGACATGATAGCAATCGACTACATTATAGGGCCAAGAAAGAATGATTCATAAAGCGCCACAGATACACACAAAGACGGTAGGTGATATACGGAATATTGCTTATGCGTTTGATGATGTTGTAGATTCTGGTGAATTATTAACCGGAACGCCCACCATTGTAGAGATAACAACAACTGACCTAACGATAAGCAGTAAAGCTGTAAATACGACTGTGTTAGATATAGACGGAATTAGCACACCTATTGGCGAGGCCGTTCAATGTTCTATATCTGGTGGCGTGGCAGATACGACTTATGAAATACTGATTACGGTATCTACAAACTCAACACCAGCCCAGACGTTAAACGGTAAATTTATACTAAAGGTAATTGCAGACTAATGGCTATGTCATGGCAAAAATACTGGACTTCATCAAAGCAAAGCGAGAGCGTGATAATAGCTCGCTAGAATCAGAGCGCACTAACAATGCGTTCTTTTCTGCGTATATGAATAAAGTATTTACCGATGATGATTTACAGATAGAGCAAGAGTTCGAATTCACGCAAAGCACCACAGAGGGGGTGATCTAAGCCTTGTTTTACCGGAGTATTACCCGACAAATAGGCAAAGGATTGCCGCCTATAAGGAAGCCATGAATGACGATAACAAGCAATCAATTCTATGAGCAACTAAAAGCACTCATACCTAATCTGCCTGATGAAGCAATAAGTATAGATATACATGCTCGAGTTAATGAGTTGGTTGCATTCACTATTAAAGCTTACGTGCTAGATAAGCAGCACAAACACATAATAGTTGATGAGTCGCTAACAACAGAGATAAAGCGATATAAGCTGATAGAGATAGTCGAAGAAGATGCCAACATCAGCCCCTAAGCCCTGCAATCACAACGGATGCCCTAAGACAACACAAGGGCGGTACTGTGACGACCACAAGCAACAGCATAAGACCACACACAAATGGACAAGTGATAAGATAAGAGGCAACAGGCATCAGCGCGGCTACGGTAACGCATGGGATAAGATAAGACCCATCATACTAAGGCGTGATAACTATCTATGCCAGACTTGTGATAGAGCAGGTAGAACCACAGCAGCTAACATAGTAGATCATATAATCAGCAAGAAGAACGGCGGCACAGACGAACACAGCAACCTTGAGGTTATATGTAAGCCTTGCCATGCGGTTAAGACAAGGCAAGAGCAATCATTATCACTTAGTAAGATCAATCAATTCGAATAGAAATATAGGGGTAGGGGGGGGGTAAAATCTCTACAGTCTGTAGGCGTAGTACCGACCATACCCCACTTTTTTTACACCCACAAATGAAGATTTTAATCAATAGGTGTATAGTAATAGACAATATCAATCAGTTATTAGGTTTCAGTTATGGGAAAGCAGAGGAAGCCCGCTAAGGTTTTGGAGCTGTCAGGGGCGTATAAGAAAAACCCTAACAGAGAAAATAAAAACGAGCCTGACGGTAATGGTTCGTTTCCAGATTCGCCGCCGGATCACCTTGACGAGATGCAAAAAAGACACTGGCTAGAAATAAAATCACTTGTCCCTGCTGGCGTTCTTACAGGGTCTGATACTTTGGCGGTCGAGATTCTCGCGGTACTGCTTACGCAATTTCGAGAAGATTACGAAGGTTTCACGACTGCAAAACTCAATCGTTTATCTTTGGAGATGGGGCGGCTAGGGCTGGCTCCTTCTGATAGGGTTAAGCTGTCAGTTTCAAAGCCATCAGAAAACAAGTTTGCAAACTAACTTCTCACAACGCGCATTAGAATATGCTGAAGCGGTTATTGATGGCAGTACGCCAGCCGGAAGTTTAGCGGTTAAGGCTTGCCAGCGATTTGTTGATGATCTTGACCGCGACGATATATTTTTAGATGTTGATAAGGCTCAGGAATGGTGCGAGTTTTTAGAGAAGCTGCCGCACGTTAAAGGTAAGTGGGCCGCTAAAAAAGAATTATTTATATTATCTCCTTGGCAGATATTCTGCATTGTTAATATATACGGATGGTACTTTGTTGAATCTGGTAAGCGTCGATTCCGTGAAGTTTATATTGAAGTGCCACGGAAGAACGGGAAAACATACATGCTGTCAGGCTTGGCGCTGGGTGCTTTGACTATCGAGCGAGAGTTTGGCGCTGAAATATATTGTGGCGCTACATCAGAAAAGCAGGCAATGGAGGTATTCACCCCCGCTAAAGCAATCTGTAAACGTGAGCCTGATTTGTGCGAGGCGTTTGGGGTGTCGATTAACGCCAAGTCACTAACCGTATTGAATAACGGGTCTAAGTTTGAGCCTGTTATTGGTAACCCGGGTGATGGATCAAGCCCGTCATTAGGTATCGCTGACGAATTCCACGAGCATAAAACATCAGATCAAGTTGACACCTTTACTACTGGTATGGGTGCGAGAGAAAATCCTTTAATGATTTACATCACGACAGCCGGAAGCGATACAGGCGGTCCGTGTTATGCGGTGCGTGATGACGTGATTAGAATATTAAAAGGCAGCGTACAAGACGATACGGTGTTCGGGATAATTTACACACTTGATGAGGGTGACGAGTGGGATACGGTAGAAGCACAGATAAAAGCCAATCCTAATTATGGAGTGAGCGTTGACGCTGACTTTTTAAAAGGACAATTGAATCAGGCCAAGCGATCAGCAACCAAGCAGGTAGCGTACAAAACTAAACATCTAAATCTATGGGTAGGCGCTAAAGCCGCATGGATGAATATGTTAGCCTTTCAATCGTGCCGTAAAAAAAAACTGGATATTGCAGATTTCAAAGGGCGCAAATGTTATGTCGCCATCGATCTCGCATCAAAAATAGATATCGCGGATATGTGCGTTTTGTTCCCCCCAGAAAACGGCAGCAAGTGGGCTGCTTTCTTTCATCACTACTTGCCAGAAGATCGAGTATTAGAGGGTGGAAATACTCGATACAAGGCATGGCACTCGGACGGATGGCTAACAACTACGCCCGGCAACGTAACAGATTTCGCCTATATCGAAGATGATTTAAAAGCATTAAAGTCTGAGTATGAAGTTTTAGAAGTGCCGTATGATCCATTCCAAGCAACTCAATTCAGTACGCGAATGATGGAAGAAGGCTTTCCTATGATAGAATACGGGGCAACGGTTAAGAATTTCAGCGAGCCAATGAAATATGTAGAGGCTTTGGTGCTAAAAAAGGATATTGAATTCCAAACAGACCCCGTTCTAATGTGGATGTTTGGCAACGTAGTAGCGACTTCAGACAAGAAAGACAACATATTTCCGAACAAAGAGCGGCCAGAAAATAAGATAGATGGTGTGGTTGCTTTGATAATGGCGGTAGGTCGCTGTATTCTAACAATGGAAGAGACGAGCGTGTACGATGAAAGAGGAGTTTTAAGTGTTTAAAATTAACTATCGGTCTTTATATTTTGATATACTTGGCCTATCGGGTACAATGTCACTATTCTATGGTTTGTTTCAAATATACAAACCGTCCGCTTTTGTTGTTACAGGATGCTTATTTATCGTTATGGCGATATTAGGAAACAGGGCTAAATAATGCTATTTGATTTGCTTGATAAACGAGCATCTTTAGAAAATCCAAACGACCCAATAGCGCAAGCCTTTGTAGATTACCTTGACGGTGGCAGCATGTCACATAGTGGCGCAAATGTTAGCCACACATCAGCACTAACGCTTTCTAGTGTATGGGCCTGCGTCCGTGTGCTATCAGAGGGCGTTGCAAGCCTGCCACTAAATGTATATAAAAAGCTACCAGATGGCGGGCGTGAGGTCGCTCACTCGCATCCAGTGCAGCATTTAATACACTCAGAACCAAACACAGACATGACCTCGTTCACCTTTAGGGAAACAATGCAGGGACATATTACTACATGGGGCAATGGCTATGCTGTAATAAACAGAGCAAAAAGCCAGCGCCCTATCGAGATACTCCCATTAAACCCAAGCCAAACAACCGCAAAGAAATCAAACGGGCGGCTTTACTATGTAACCAAGTTAGGCGGCAAGGATCACGCTTTTAATGCTATCGATATGATTCATGTAGGAGGCATTGGTTTTGATGGTATTACTGGTTACTCCCCTATCACAATGCATCGGAACGCGATTGGATTGGGATTATCGGCTGACGAGTACGCTGGCAGATTCTTTGCTAATGATGCAACGCCAAAAGGCGTAATAGAGCATCCTAACGGGTTTAAGGATACTGAATCATTTAATAGATTTAAGCGCACTTGGCAGGAATCACAGACAGGCGAGAACAGACACAATACTGCTATTCTAGAAAACGGAATGAAGTATAGCCAGATAAGTCTAAGCCCCGATGATGCCCAGTTTTTAGAAACTAAAAAATATTCAGTTTCAGATATAGCGAGAATATTCAGGGTGCCACCTCACATGGTCGGTGATTTAGAGCGATCGACGTTCAGCAATATTGAACAACAGGCTTTAGAGTTTGTTAAATATACATTATTACCTTGGCTTATCCGATGGGAGCAGGAGCTAAATAGAAAGCTGTTCACGGAAAAAGAAAAATCGAATGGTGAATACTTCGTTAAGTTTTCTGTTGATGGGCTGCTGCGTGGAGATATTAATAGTCGTTATGATGCCTACGCAAAAGGTATTAATGGTGGTTTTTTAACGCCCAATGAAGCTCGTGAGATGGAGGATAGGAACAAAGCTGATGGTCTGGACAAGTTCTTAACGCCTCTCAACATGGACGATGGCACTAATACAGAAGAACCAGAACCAAAAGAGCCAGAGCAGGAAGAAAACAGTTTCATAAAGGCCACTGTTAGGCGCGTTGTATTACGCGAGCAGCAACAAATAAGGGATTCGTTTAATAAAAATAGCGATAACCCCGATAAAATAAACGCGTGGTTTGAGTCATTTAGGGAAAAGCAACGCCATTATTTATCTGATAACCTGAACATAGACCAAAAAAGAGCGGATAAATTAGCGGATAATTTAAAATCTCTATTAATTAGTGATAAAATGATTGAAAATCTTAATGACTGGGAAAGTATAAGGTCATTAGAGATCATATCAATAATGGGTGAAAACGATGGAAATTGAAACAAGGGTATTTACCAACACGTTTAAAGTTGAGAAGCGCAAGCACGATGACGGATCAGAGACACCCGTTATCCGTGGCTATGCGTCAGTGTTTGATACATTAAGCGAGAACCTTGGAGGCTTTCGTGAAACAATTGAAAAAAATGCTTTCTCAGAAGTTCTTAATAATGACGTAAGGGCATTATTTAACCATGATGCAAACCTTATATTAGGCCGAACAACATCGGGAACATTGTCAATAAGTCAAGACGACACGGGTTTAAGGTATGAAATCGACCCGCCAGACACTCAGGTTGCTAGAGATTTAATTGTATCGATGGAAAGAGGGGATGTTACACAATCAAGCTTCGCGTTTACTGTTGATAAAGATAGCTGGAATGAAGATGATGAAGGGCGGGTCGTACGCACAATAGAGAAGGTATCTCGATTGTTCGATGTTAGCCCAGTTACATATCCTGCTTATCCTGATGCGTCAGTTGGATTGCGAGGGCTTGACTTATTTAATCAACATAAACTGGACGAACAAACAGACGAGATGGAAAGCTTGGATATTAAAAGGCGTAAGCTCGTGCTAATGAATTTAGAGCATTGATTACTGGTAAAGATCAATAATTAATGTGGGTTATCTACTCTGATTTAGATCGGTGACGATAAAACAAACTAAACAAATATATAAGGGGCATATTATGTCTATCGAATTAAAGAAGTTAAAAGAAGAGCGCGCAGAGGTTGTTCACTCTATGCATACAATGGTTAAGACTGCGGAAGATGAGAAGCGCGGATTAACAACAGAAGAAGATGGTCAATGGTCTGAGATGTCAGATTCTGTTGATTCTTTTGATGCACGAATCGAAAAAGTGGAGCGCTCAAATTCATTGATGGGTCAATTAGATGACTATAACGATGACACCAGTAAAAAGCCTGATTTATCAGAGCAGCGCGAACATGAAGACGAATCAGTTGATGAGAGATCAGAGGCGTTTGGCGCTTTGATTCGTAGCGTAGAAGGTGGCACTTCTGGATTGAGTACAGATCAGCGTAAAGTCCTTGCTGAAATGCGAGCGCAATCAGTCGGCACCACTACGGCTGGTGGTTACACGGTGCCAGAGGGCTTTGAGGCTCAGATTATCGAGTCAATGGTGGCTTTCGGCGGTATCGCTAATGTTGCCAACGTACTGAACACGGCAACAGGTAACGACTTACCATTCATCACAAACGACGACACTGGTAATAGTGGTGCGCTGTTAGCTGAAAATACGCAAGATTCGGAGCAGGATTTAACGCTTGGTCAGATTACATTGGGGGCTTATAAATATACGTCTAAGATTATCCGCGTATCTAACGAGCTGATTCAGGACAACGCAGTAAATTTAGAATCGTACATTGCTAAAAAGTTTGGTGAGCGTCTTGGCCGAATAACGTCAGCACATTACGCCACTGGTACAGGTACAGCACAGCCAAACGGTTTAATGACAGCAGCTACAGTAGGTAAAACAGCAGCTTCTGCTACTGCTTTAACCTATGATGAGCTGTTAGACCTTAAGCACTCGGTTGATCCTGCGTATCGTGGCAATGCTAGATGGGCGTTTAATGATTCGACCTTTAAGGCAATTAAGCAGCTTAAAGACTCACAGAACCGTCCATTATGGATGCCTGACTATGTGAATGGCGCGGCTGGTACTATCGATGGCGATCAGTACGTTATCGATCAAGGCATTGCGTCAATGGCAATCAACGCACTAGCGGCAGCTTATGGCGATATGGATAACTACCAGATTCGTATGGTACAGGGCTTCCAGATGGTTAGATTGGTAGAGCGTTACGCTGACTTCCACCAAGTAGGCTTTCTTGCGTTCATGCGTACAGATGCTGACTTGCTGGATACAGCAGCGGTTAAGTCTCTTAAAATGGCAGCTGCATAAGCTGATAGAGAGGGCGGCTTTGTCGCTCTCTCCTTTTGAGGTAATAATATGAAGATTAAAATGTTAGTTAGCTTCGCTGGCGGGTGGTCTTGCAGTGTTGGAGATGAGATCGATAAGCCTGATTCAGAGGCAAAGAATTTAATCAAGGCTGGGTTTGCTGTGGCTGTAAAAAGCACAAAGAAAGAAAACGCTGCTATGAATAAAAAAGGTAAATAATGCCATTCAACATAACAACAGTAGCCGCTATAAAACCATTATCAATAGATGAGGTTAAAAATCATCTTGTTATAGAGAATGATTTTAATGATGATGATGAATTAATCGATATCATGATAGATACGGCTGTTAATTATGTTGAAAATTACACAAGACGGGCGTTATTAACACAGACAATAACAGCCAAATATGACGGATTCGAGCCATGTTTTGAGCTAGAAAGGCCGATTTTGCAGTCTGTAATCTCCATTAGCTATGTTGATACGGCTGGCGATACTCAGGTGGTTGATTCGGCTGAATATACGGTAGACATAACGTCAACACCAGCACGGATATTGCCGTCCTATGGTTATAGCTGGCCCACTACCAGAAATGTAGTTAATGCGGTTACTATTGTTTACGTTGCCGGATATACAGCAGCTAATTTAGTGCCTAAACAAATCAGGCAGGCGTTATTACTTCTGATTGGTGACATGTACGAAAATAGAGAGAATACTGTTGTCGGTGTGGCTATCAAAGAGCAGCAGTTCTCTGTCAAGCATTTATTAGGCCCGTATGTGGTGGCGCTGTGAGTATTCGCGCTGGACAAATGCGAGAAAATATATTTATTGAGCATGTCACAGAAACAAGAACCGAATCAGGCGGTGTTACCGAGGCGTGGACTACTTTTAAAAAGGTAAGGGCGCAAGTATTGCCGGTTAGCGGCAGGGAATATTTTTCTACTCAGGCCGTACAAAACGAGAATACAACCAAGTTTAATATTCGTTATTTGGCTGGTTTAAATACTAAAATGCGTATTAAGTACGATTCAAGGGTGTTTGATATTCAATCCATTATAAATTATCAAGAGCGAAACCACGCTATGACAATAATGGGTACTGAATATGTCGAATAAAACTGAATTAATAGGATTCGATGATCTTAATTTCTACCTTAATACATTTACTAGCAAGGTAGAAAAGAGGATATTAAAAACCGCATTATCGGCTGGTGCTGCGGTCATTAAAAAGCAAGCAAAGCGTAATGTATCTCGAAGAACAGGTACGCTAAGAAAGGCGATTAAACACAAACGACTAAAAGGAAATAAAGCTGTTGTTAGGATATTTGTAGACCGAGGCAAAAAGTCTAAGAATGACGGATGGTATGGTCATATTGTAGAAGGCGGAGCAAAGCCTCATAAAATACTACCAAGGCGAGGCAGAGGCTTATCTATTAGTGGTAGAGTGGTAAAAGAAGTTAATCACCCCGGCATGCAGGCGAAGCCATTTATGAAGCCATCCCTTAATTCCAGTTACAAAGAGGCGATATTAGCAACAGGTAAGCGAATGCGGGTATTGATAGATAAAGAGCTATCAAAATGATTGAAAATGCTATTTATTCACGGTTGTCTGGGTTTGCTGGCTTGTCTGCGTTAGTAAATGCGAGAATTTATCCTCTACATCTGCCGCAAAAGCCAAGTTACCCATGTGTTGCTTATAGGCGGGTATCGAGCAAGCCAATTAGTTTACTAGCGGCTGATACTGATATAATGGAGTCCACGTTTGATATAGCTTCTTTTTCTAAGGAAGAAGATGAAAGTTTTATCGTAGCCGAGCAGATTAGACTTGCTTTGCAGCGCTGGTCAGGCACTGAAGCTACCGTAGTGGTGATGGATTGCATGCTATTAAATATCGACCAGAATTATGAGCCTGACTTAGAAATATATGAAAGTGAATTATCGTTTATGGTCACTTACAGGGTTTAAATATGAAAATGAAGCACCCAAAAACAGGCAATATTGTAGATGTTGGAAAAGGCAGTATTGATACGGCATTAAATCGTGGCTGGTTATCTGTAGAAGAAAAACCAGCTAAGAAAAACACAATTTCGAAAGCTAAAAAAGTAACCGAGGAGGTTATCGAAGATGGCGAACCATAAAGGCAGTGAAGGAACGGTAAAAATTGGAACTGATGATCTCGTTGCAGAATTGAAAAGCTGGAGTTTATCACAGAGCGCGAATACGATTGATGACAGCACTATCGGTGACACATGGGCGACTAAAAAGGCCGGTATGAACTCGTGGTCTGGCTCTGTCGAGTGTTTTTGGGATGAAACAGACGCGGCACAAACTGCGTTAACAATTGGTGCAGAAGTGACAGCAAATTTTTATCCAGAGGGCGATGTAACTGGTGATACTTTCTGGTCAGGATCTGCGATTGTAACAAGTATTGAAAATAGCTCTGCAATTGATGGCATGATTGAGGCTGCTTTTTCATTCGAAGGAAACGGTGTATTAACTGAATCAACTGTACCAGCGTAAGGATAAGCTATGTCTTTTATAGATGAGATTGTTATTGATTGTGATTTGCTATCAATTCACGTCGAAGAATGGAAAAAAGACGTTTACTTTCGCCCTTTTACGCTGGGTGATAGTGACTGGATTCAAAAAATGTCTAACGGCAAGGATGGCGAGTTTGTCGCATATTTCTTGATTCGTAAGGCGCTTGATTCCGATGGTAAAAAGTTATTCACAGTAGCTGACAAATTAAAGCTGACTAGGTCTTGCGATTCTGATGTTTTAATGCGCGTCATGCTTGAAATGCGTGGCGAAAAGGTTGATTACGAGGAAAACTAAAAGACGGACAGATTTTCGCTGTTTTTTATCTGGCTGACCGTCTGCACAAAACAGCAAACGAAATACTTACTCAAATGTCAGAGCATGAGTTCAATTACTGGATTCAATTTTTAAAAAACGAGAGAGAAAATGGCGGCTAAAGCAGGTAGTTTAACGATAGATTTAAACGCAAACACAGCGCGTTTAAATTCTGACTTCAAAAAAGCTACCGCTATGGTCAACAAGTACAAGCGGGATGCTAGAAAGTCTTTCAATAAAGTATCCAGCGCGGTATTTTCAGTCAAGGGTGCTGTGCTTGGTTTGGCCGGTGCTGGCGGGTTTGGTGTATTAATAAACTCATCTCTCAAGTCTAACGATGCCCTAGCTAAAACGGCAGATAAATTAAATATAACAACTAAGGCGCTTGGCGGATTACATCACGCAACCAGCTTGTATACATCGGCTGGCGCTAACGCTATGAACGAGGCATTAACAAAGGCCACCAAAAGGCTAGGTGAGTTTAACGCCTCTGGCGGTGGTGCTGGTGCTATATGGCTTAAAAAATTAAACCTAAACACAAAAGAGCTGGCTAAGCTGGCTCCTGATCAGTTATTTGCCAAATATTCAGAATCCATCAGAGGGCTGAATGATCGCGGTCAACAGATGGCGGCTATGTCTGCATTAATGGGTGACGAATCGCGGCAATTAATTGGATTAGTTGATGCTATGCCTAGTGCTTTAGCAGATGCAGCGAAAGAAGCTGAAGCACTGGGATTAACGATGTCGAGAATGGATGCAGCAAAGATAGAGGCAGCCAATGACGCTGTGACAAAGGTGCAGGGCGCTATCAAGGGTGCTGGCAATGCATTTGCTGTTGAATTATCCCCGTATTTAGAAAAAGCAGCTAATTTATTTACTGAGGCCGCCAAAGAGGCGGGAGGATTTAAGGTTATCGCTGCTGATATGGCTGAAACTGTTATCCTGTCTGTAGCTAAGGTAGCTGATGTTGTTAATGGTCTTCGCGTCGTTTGGCAGGGACTGAAGGTAGGGGTATCTGGGTATGTCGCAGCATCGATAGCAGGCATGGATTTAGTTATTGGTAGCGCAATGAAGCTTGCCAATATAATGCCCGGTATTAACCTAGATACCCCCATTGAGGGTCTGAAAATGATCAGTCAAGGAGCAACAGATCAGTTCGAGAAAGAAAAAACAAAGATGCATAATATGATGATGGAAAAACCACCATCAAATGGAATTATTCAAGCTTTTGAAGATATTAAAATAGCGGCAGATGCTACAGCAGAAAAGGTGGCTGAATCGAAGGTCGTGTCTGGTCAGGTCATTAACGAGATAGTCGCGCAAAATGGAATGGATGAGGCCACATTAATATTATTTAATGAGGGTCTTAAGACACAAGCCGTTCAAAGAGAAACAGAGAAGCGGATAGAGTTAGCAAAAAAAGAAGCCAAAGCAAAACGCGACATAATGGGTGGTATGTTTGGCCAACTAGCAAGCTTGATGAGCTCAAAGAGCAAACGACTTTTTGAGATTGGAAAAAAAGGCGCTATTGCTGGTGCAATGATAAAGGGCTACGAGTCTATATTGAATTCTTACGCAGCCGGAACTAAGATTGGCGGCCCCTATGTCGGAGCCGCATTTGCTGCCGTTGCTGGTCTAGTGGCGGGGACTCATATACAAAACATAAAGGGCCAGAGTTTTGGCGGGGGTGGCGGTGTTAGTACGGGCGGTACTCCCGGTACACCAACCACGCCAATAATCACAGCTCAAGACTATCCTCAACCATCGGAATCAGGATCAAACACAGGCAGTCGTGAATTACGATTAGTGATTGACTCTGATGGCCCCCATTCTGACGGATTAAGAAAGCTTGCGGTTGATCTAGCGGAAACAATAAAAGACATGGGTGGAGTCGATTCGCTGGTGGTTTCACAATGACATTTATAGTTAGTAGCGACGAAGTAGGCGCACCACGAATTGGTTATCATAATTTATTTACTGATAGCACGGCCACTATTACGGCATCGACAGAAACCAGCGGATTCGAGAAAGAGAACGCTTATGATTGGTTCGGTTATGATTGGTGGAAGCCTACAGCAACGGGTGATAGCTGGTTAAGGGCTAATTTTAGCACGGCTAAGATGGCTAATTACATGACGGTATGGGGTCATAATCTAGGCACTATTTCTGGTAGCTGCAAGCCTCAATACTCGACCAATGGCGGTGGCACTTGGAATGATGCGGCTAGTGTCGTATCTCCTACTGATGACAATACGCTATTCTTTGCGTGGGATGATGTAACGGCTGCTGATTGGCGCTTGTTTGTCAGTGGTGCAACATTACCTATTATTGGCGGCGTTCAAATTGGCGAGGTTTTAACTTTGCCGCATAACATGGATATAGGATTTGCTCCCCCCTCATTAGTTCCGATGACTACCAATAAAACAGCACAATCAGAATCAGGTGCTTTTATAGGTGGTTCTCGTTTATCCGAGGGCGTAGAGGGCAACTTTACACTTAAGACATTAGACCCTACATGGGTGCGCGATTCATGGATTCCGTTTATGGATCATGTGCAAAATCCCAAGCCGTTTGTCTTTGCATGGGATTATGACACGCATTCAACAGAGGTTATTTTAGCTTGGTCTAGCAAAAAACAGAAATCCCCTAATTATTCATCAAGTCTTTATATGGATATATCATTAAACTTTGAAGGCATACTGTGAGTTACGATACTGAAAAGGTTAAGCTAGGCAGAGAGTCTTTAGTTGTAGTCGGCTTAGTTATGGACTATTGCAGCTTAACGGCTGGTGTGGGCGCGTGTACAGCTACGCAGACAGGTGATGCTAAGTGCCATAACACCAGAGCAACTTGCAACGATGCGGCTAACTACGACAAGACCACCAAAGAATATAAATGCTGTCAGCCTCGTTCCAGCTTGCCGCGTGGCGAACCTATGTTTCCTGTCATTGATGGCAAGGTTAAAAAATCAGCTACCAGCACGACAGCGGGTTCAGGATTGGGCAAAAGATCCGTTGTTCAGGTTAAGCTTAAAGACTTCCCGCACCATGACAGAGGCATAGACCCTTATGTATCGGAGCGTACTTATGATCCATTAGAGCGCGGCACATTTTGGGGTAAATTTATCAAGCGCAATCCTTATTACGAGGGGCGAACTTTAAAAGTTTACTATGGTTACATCGGCGATACTTTTTCATGGTCTGATTTTGAAATTCAAGAATACGACATTGTTGATATTACTGGCCCTGATAATGGCTATATTAATATCACCGCTAAGGATGTGCTGGTTAGAACGTATGACAGAAAATCGCAGTATCCATCGGCTTCTACTGGTTCATTGCTTGCTGATATTACATCAGGCGCTACGAGTGCGACATTAACGCCTTCAGGTATAGGAAATGATGAATACCCTGCATCTGGCTACATATCGATAGGTAAAGAGGCTATTAGTTTTACTCGCTCTGCTGATGTTCTTACGCTGACACGTTCCCAATGGGGTACAGAGGCCAAGACCCATACAGCAGGCGATACCGTTCAAATATGCGCGTCATGGGACGGAACAAACATCATTGACGTATTAGACGAATTACTTGTAACAGGTGCTGGATTGCCATCGGCTTATATACCGACTGCAGACTGGACAACTGAAAAAGATTTATGGCTATCGGCTGCGAATGTTAAAGGCATTTTGATGAAGCCTGAAAGCATCGAAAAAGTCATTGCCGAGCTATCAGAAAGCTTTATGTTTGATATTTGGTGGGATGCTACCGCGCAGGAAGTAAAGATCAAAGCGTTATCACCAGAGCCAAGTGGTGTGACTGTCAATACCCTGACAGAGGGTTCTAATATTAAGCAGGGTAGCTTAAAAATACAGCGTAAATCCAAAGACCGCTATACAGAAATAAGGGTTTTTTATAATAAAACCGATTACTCAGAAGATGACAAACTAGAAAACTTTGCATCGATTCAGATATCCTCTGATGTGGGCCGTGCAGGGGCTGATAGATATGATGGCAATAGCATAAAGACAATTAAAAGCCGATGGTTTGAGGCCGGTGCTAATGCGGCTCAATTAGCTGGACGGTTACTAGCTAGATTTGCAGATACTCCCGAAACAGTAACTTTTATGCTAGATAACAAAGATCATGGTAAAATGGAAATGGCTGGACGTGTTGAGCTGGATTCATGGCAGTTCCAAGACGCAAGCGGAGCAAATGAGGCGCGAAAGTTTCAGGTATTGGAAATAGCAGAAGGTGAAGCGGGGCATGATTTTAAAGTGACGTGTTTGACGAGTTCTTTTACGGGTCGATATGGGTTTATAGCTCCAATCGGAACGCCTGATTATTCAAGCGCTACAGAAGATCAGAAGGATAGGTATTCGTTTATCTGTTTAAGCACAGGGTTATTCGCAGACGGAACAGAGGGTTATAAGATAATCTAATGGCACTAGAAAGAAAAAAAACGTGTAATATATGCAATGTAGAGAAGATGTTTTCAGAATTCTACGCTAATAAGCCATCTAAGGACGGGGTTCTAGGAAAGTGCAAATCCTGCCATTCTATATATTTAAAAAAATATTACATTAAAAACAAAAGCAAGATGCTAGAAGCGAACGCATCATACAGGAGCAACAACAAAGAAAGATTTAATCTTAAAGTTAGAGAGTGGCATAAAAACAACCCCCATAGAATTAGGGCGATACAAGTTAAGAGAAAGGCAGCAAAATTAAAGGCTTATCCTATATGGGCAAATAAGGACTCAATTGACTCTATATACGCGATGGCTAAGTTTTTAACTATGGCGACATTTGGCGACGGTTATCATGTTGACCATGTAATACCTTTGCAAGGAAAAAAGGTATGCGGCCTTCATGCCGAAAACAACCTGCAAATACTTAGAGCTAAAGATAATCTGAGAAAAAATAATTCTTTCGAGATAGGTTAATAATAATATGAAAGAAATAGAGCTGGATAACACTGTCTTGGTTGCTTGTCCTGAAAAATCATTCAACGTGAGGCCAGTTAAATTTTGTCTCGATTGCGATCATTACAAAGGAATGGTAAGGCACACAGATACAGATGATGCAGACATAATGAAAAGCCATCATGTGTTATGTGCGAGGCCAAGAACCAGAGCTTTAATTAAAATGAGTATTGATTAATGACTGCTTACAATGTGATTGCAGATAGCCAAGTTGACCCAGAATCAGCAATTGATACCGTGTTAGCGGTGAGCTGGCGCGATAACCCGATAGCTATTTCAGAGGGGTCTAGTGGTGCGCCTAAAATAAAGGTGGCTGCATTAGATGCATCTGACGTAGGCTATAGAAAGCTAATCGAAAGACAGACAGCCAGCGCATCAGCTACTATTGAATTTGTAACCGGTATTGATTCGACTTTTAAATATTATGAAATTGAAATTATCAATGCTGTTCCGTCAGTACAGTCACCATTCCAGGCGCAAGCATCCACCGACAGCGGTTCAACATGGTTGACAGGGAGCGTATATAAGCATGGGACTACGAGTTGGAATATCATGCTTTTAACGGCCAATAGCGATGTGGTTACTACTGCCGCATATGCGGGGCTTTGCTCTTTGGTAAAGCTATTCCACCCGTCAAGCACCTCAGAAAATAAAAAAGCATTATTTGAAACAATTTATGACCACCCAACAAACGGAACAGTTAAAAATGATTCTGGGTGTAGAATAATAGATATTGCCGGTATTGATGGAATTAAATTTTATTTCACATCTGGCAATATAGTCTCTGGTGAGTTCAGGCTATATGGTGTGTACTAGAAGCGGAATCCATATTTTACTGTTATGTTTTGCTTGAATGGAAGCTCGGATTTAACAGTAAATTTATTAAATTTATATGACGTTTCGGGAGTGATCAAATATATTCCAGAGGCATTAGCAGATACGCCAAACGACTGATTAAGTGATTTGGTATATTTATGTTTATATTCAATCTTTCCTTTTTGAATGACTGAATATATAGAGAATTTAGGCATTGAGTATGCGGTATTTGATACAAGTAACAATAATATAATTAAGTATTTCATAGTTTTTATCTCCTTTATGATTTAACTATAGACTTAATTTAAGCTGATATTTGTAAGTATATTCTGATATTAATGTAAGATAAAGGCCATATATGCAGACCTACCACGACACAATACAAGACAGCGAAGGCAACATAATCACCACATCAACGGTGACGGTTTATGATGGCGGCACTGGCAACCCTTCGACTATCTACGCTGAAAACGAAACAACCACGCTAAACAATCCGTTTACTGTCTCTGATTCTAACTATGACACAGACGGATCATTCTGGTTTAAAGCTAACAACGGCACTTATGATGTTAAAGTCGTAACTGGCGCGATTACAGATTGGAAAAGAGGCATTGTATTTGTCGATCCAGCCGAAAGCATCAAGGCGGATGATAAAACAGAGGCCGTAACTTATACACCTGTAGCTGGCCAAACTATGTTTATACATAGCTCAGACGGTGGCCTATTCAAAGCTGTAACAGGCGCGGCTCCCGGCACTTACTCCGACAATGGCGTCTCATACTGCGGCACTCAGTTTATCCCTACGGGTGGCGATGGGTCTGCGGCTTGGGTTAGGGTTGACGGGGGTTATAATGTCGGATTGGGCATGGATATTAGATGGTTTGGTGCAGTTGTTGACGGAACTACAGACGATAGCACGGCTG